ATGTGGTACTCGGACGACGGCGCTGTGACAGGGCACCTCTGCCGCGCGATAGGCAGTTGGGTATCTGGGAACTGGGACCAGCCGGGGTTGCAGGAAGGCACGCACGCGGAGACTCTTGCGGCACAGGCGGGGACATTGGTGCGGCGTGGTGGTGACCCGTTGTGTATGATAGTCGCCAGCCTTGAAGCGTGTCGTTTTCACGACATCCGCGCTTGCGGGTCATGGCGTAAGGCTGCTGACCTGCTCGGAGATGAGTTGGTCTGCGCTGGCGCTCCGCTCCCAAGCGGGCTGCTCGATGCAGCGGCCAAGCAGCTAAGCTGTGATGGGGCTCTGCGCATGCCTGCCACTGTCGGGCGCGGCGCTGATACGCTCCGCCCTGACCGTGCTCGTAAGAATGCAGCTAGGCGGGCGGTTAGACGAGCTATTGTCCGGCGCAAGTTGCCTGTTAAAGCGAGTGAGGCCGTATTAGCGCGCGTAGCTTTCAGCGTGCTCCCGTCCATCGAGGCTGCTGTGCGCGGCATCAAGGCGGCGCGAGCGACGTTGGGTAGCGAGCGTTGGCTCAATGCACTCGCCGAGCGCATTGAGCCAGTGGCTCTTAGTTCGCGCGAGGTGCGCCCGGCGCGCGCGTCACCAATTGTCGGCGGCGGGTTTGGCGGACGGAGTAGGGTCAGCAGCGGGGGTGGCGCGAGCGCCGGAGACAGCGCGGAGGGCACCCTCGGAGCGTGTGAGCCAGCACTAGTGAAGAACATTGTGATGCGCGCGCTACGGCTCTTGCTTGGGCCCGAAGTCGGCAATAGCCAGCTCGCGGGTATTGCGATAGCCGCGCGGCTCCTCACGAGCGAACAGGTGCGCGAGCGCGGTGCTCTACCGGCTGGCGATTGGCTCGCAAGCCCCGCATGGGCGGGGATTAATCCGACAGAACGGAGCTGGCATGAACGTGCTGGCGCCAGCGTGCTCTCTGTAGCCGCATAAGCGCTCCGAGCGATCGGCTCGGCAGCATAGCCTACG